CCGCCGAGTAGGTCCGTAATATTCGCTTGTTCAATTCTAAGTTCTTCAATATCAACATCGGTTGCCCGTCCCAACTTTTTAAGTTGAATTAGCGCATCAATACGCTTGTTGTGTTTGTCAATATTCCGTTGAATTGCCGCATCTTGTTCCTTCAATGCGTCGGCAGCGGCTCGAGCTCGGGCGGCGACCTCATTGTCAAACTTCGCGACCTTTGCCAATGCAGCCGCGCGGTCATCTACAGACTGCGTGGCATCATCTACAACACTCTTGTAATGTTCGTATAACGAATTCAACTTCGTGAGTTCTTCAGCGGATGCCTTGTCGGCTTCCTTCAAAGATAGAAGCCCATCAAAAAGGTTTGCCATTTCCTTCTTGGGGTCCGTCTCCTTGTCTTTCTTCTTAACGCCCTTACCAACATCTTCGCGAATCTTTGCGCCAATAGCGGCAAGTTCAGCGGGGTCGGCAGACTTTAGGCTGACCTTAACTGGCTCAAATCGGGTGAGACTGCGACTGAGTTCACGGTTTTCTTCCTGAAGACGCTTCACTTCTTCACGGTTGCCAGTCATTGCGGCCTTGAGGATAAGGAAGCCATTACCAGCAATCTTCAAAATCGTAGACAACTTCTGGAAGGTTGGAATCGCATAGCTTAGGACCAGTTCCAGTGTGGGTCTGAACGCCTCATAGACGCGCATCAACTGCGTTATCACGGTTGTCAATACTGGAACGAGTGTGTTTAGTAATGTCGTAATAAGCGGAACTAGTGCAGCAACGACATTTTTGATGCCGTTTATGAGTTCCTTGTTTCCTAATACCACACCGCCAATTTTTGCCTGCACACCAGCAAAGACATTCTGAAGTTCGGTAAACGCATCACCAGCCGTTCCGCCTGCCTTACCAGCCATTTCACCAATGTCTTTGAGGGCCTTACCCGCTAGTTTTCCAAACTCCAACCATTTGATGGCGGTTACACTTTGTCCAAGTCCAGACAGACGATTTTGAATATTCGCGATGACTGAACTTGCTTGGTCCTGTGCGGTGATTTTGATTTTTGCTTGCTGACTCATAAGTCAAATGCCTCTCGTTGGTCTTGTTGAGCAATACGAATAACCCGGTCGCCGCCGTGTGCCAATGCCGTGCCGATTGCGACCGCATTTGTCATGTTCACTCGTTCTAGTGCCATAACCGCACCGCTATATTGATGCAACATCCAGAACATTCTCCACGGAATATCACCGTCTCTGAATACATCATTTCCATAGACTTTTATGAAGTGAGATACCGTCAACATCAGGTTGATTCGGTTTGACCGTTCATTACGAACAACCAGGGTGTCTTCGGCGGCTCGGTCCCATTCGTCCTTTACCGCTGTTCGGTCTTCACCCCGAACAGGGACATAAAAAAATCTTCTACTACCTTCATAAAGATTTCTGGTGGTAAATCAAGCAGTGCATCGGCAGGCAATCCTACCTCATTGCAGAGGTCCACAGTAAATTGCTGAAGATTCTCTAGTTGGTCATCACCAGACAACGAACTGAGCCGCTTCTGGAGCTTGACGGCACTCCGGAAACTTAGTGGCTTTGTGGTGTATGTTACGCCATTCAATGTCAGTGTTGGCGTTTCAATGGCCTTTAAATAGTCGTCAAGATTTATATTGCTCATAATAGGTCGCTCCGATTATATGTCAATAAATAGTCTGTAAAAATTCGGGGTTTATGGAAAGAGAAGACCCGACCACTCTAATAAGTAGTCGGGCCATTTCTTTATATATTGTTTTCTCGTATTATGACCAATACAACTCAACATCATCCGAGCTATCAGGACCGCTGACCGCTGGTGTCAAAGTCAAATTCCAAAGTGCAACTGGCTCATCATTAGCACGTTCAACATTACTAATTTGCGCCTGTGGGAAACGGATAAGGAATCGGTTGTTTGCCGTGGTTCCCACCGTGAGTTCTACATTGAAAGTGTCTCCATCTCTCCAAGCCTGGTAAGCATCAAATGTTGCCAATGCATCGGCTTCAATCGTAATCGTGAGTTCTGGTGAACGACGACCGATTGCAAATCCAGCGTGACCCGTAGCTTCGTTGAGGTTGATTCGTGGTGTAATAGTCAAGTTATGAGTGTAACTATAGTTACGAATCTTTGCTGACGAATACGAGCCAATAACAAACTGAACTGCTTCATTCTTTGGTGGAAGAACATTGACTGCGGTATAGGTTCGTGTTGGTGGATTGCTTACGTCCGTGATATCGGCACACAAACCTTGCACTGCGAAGGTGAACATCGTCAATCCAGCACCTTCAGCGGCAAAACTCATATTGGCATAAGCACCACTTACAGGTAGCAATTCACCACGGTCATATACATTGAGCGCCAAGGATTTTGGTTGCGTGCCAAGTGGAACTGGACGATAGAGCCACCCAGAAGCACTGACTGAACCACTTAGACCACTTGCCAAGAGGAACGGATGAATGTTCGGTGGGGTTGCATTAACACCATATGCGCTGCCGAGTCCTTTACCTTCAATAACAACGGTTCCTTCTACTGTGCGACCACCTGGACCCGTTCGGCGAATATTTCCGCCTGACCATTGTGCGCCTTGGCGGTTTCCATCAAAGTTATACTGCATGTTGAATACGGGAAGTTCCTGTGCAACTTGAATTGCATCTGTTGCGGCAAAGTTCGCGCCTGCGCCGTAAGATGCTTCATTCTTTGCAAAGAGCAGGAGTCCTGTAACGGATTTTACTGAGCTCATCTCTATTACTCCTTAATTGAATTACGGGTTTATGTCACGAACTCTGAAGGTCGCACGAATAGCACCCGTGCAATAAATATCTTCAATGTTTATGAACAAGTTGATATGTGTGATATCCTGACATTCAAGTATTTGAACGTCATTCCGGGTTCTATCAGCGGCATTCGCGTTGCTATTGAACTCCCTCAGTGCCCTCTGAACAGCTCTGAGCACATAGTAGACATCACTATTTCCTCTATGCGCCTCAATATCTCGTGTTAGATATCGGATAGTGACATTTATGGTCGCATCACGATATCCTGAAATTACCTCACCATCAAGTTGCACATCACCATCTAGGGTGACGGTCAAGCACGGCAACCATGCTTCTGGGTATCGGCCAACGGCAACATCGGCATTTCGTGTTTCGTCATATGCCGTGACACTGGTTGGCAATACCTCACCACTACCAGTAGGCACCGAGACAAGTTGTGCGGATACACCATAAGTGGAATTGTTCAATCCATCGGTGACCATGCGAAGAGTTTCTAATATCACGGCCTGCACTCCGTTTCGTCAGTTACAATCGTCACACGACTCAATACACCATCATCCATTTTCAATACTTCACGAACATACCATGTCACGTCTGTTGGAGACTTCAACTTCATACCACGAACAAATTCGCTGGCAACACTGGATAGGCATGTAATGACGGAACCCGCGATGAGAACGGGCATTCCCGTTCGGTCATCTTCTAGACGGTTTTCCGTGTCAAAGATGGCTCGGAAAGTCACACACTCATTATTTGGAATGAGCGCCTGCCAGTCTTCACCTGCAACTCGTAACATTCGGCCTAAGCCCCGATTGAACAAACTCATAGTGTCTTCCAATAATCAGAAAGGGCGAGGCGAGTATCCTCACCCCGCCCTTCCGTCAAATCACGTTGCTGATATTAGTCTATGTGAATCCAACGAACCAACGAACCCGGCTGACGAACAGCAACATCGGCGAACATCTCAAGATTCAAGATGGTCTTACCGTTTGCCAACGCCGTAAGGTCGTCACGCTTGATTTCCACAGGTCCGAAGACTGCGGCAGTAACCTTAGAGAAGTCACCAAAGATAGCAACCTTCTTGCCAGCAGTGATTTCTGGAAGATATCCAGTGCGGAACACAGGGTTTGAAGCCTGAATGACCGACAAAACGCTTTCGCCAGAACCAGCACCGAACGACGGTGTGCTGTAGATGCTGCTGTAGACATCGTGAGCAACCACGAAAGCACCTGCTTCAACATTGCCGTTCTGCTTTGCAACCTGTGTTACCATAACACTTGCCGAAGCAAGCGTCATAGAACCAGACTGGTTCAAGCTGGTGATGTTCGTGTCACGAGCAATACCGAGCAACTGATTGTTTGCACCAGTGCCACCCCAAATCTGTGCATCCATCTGACGAACGCCTTCTGCAACGAGGTCGTTGTAGAGTTCGCCTTCAAAATCATAGGTGCCGTTTAGACGACCCAAGAGGTTTGAGAACTCATAGCGAGCTGCGATACGCTTTGGTTCCCAAGTCTTCAAACCAATCTGAACAGCAGCAGCAGCCACAGAACCGGTTTCAGCATAGTTGGACGCTGTTGTTGGTGTTGAGAAGAACGGCATCTGTGCGGTGTCATTGAGCGTGCGGATATCACCACCAACTCGTGCAAGCAATGCACCTTCACGAAGCGTTTCTTCAAAGGTCAAGAATTCCTTACCAGTTGCGTTCACACCAGTTCCACCCATACCAAATGTGGTTCGGAACATTGCCTTCTTGAACAACGGCACATTCGTTGGAAGATAAAGCGTTCCAGCAGAAATCACATTGCCAGCGGCGCGTGCCTGGTCAAGACCACGCTCTGCGATTTCCGAGTTTTCACCCTTCAACCAAGCCGAGACTGCACCTGCAAACGATTCATCACGGTTACCCTTGATGTGAATTGCTGGAGCACCAATCTTGGACTCGTTGGAACGAGCATCCAATACTTCTGCTGCTACGCTTTCGTAGCTACGACCTTCCGACAACCAGGATGGGAGGCGGTCAGTCATGTTGTGACGAACGGCCAAATTCGTGAGGCGTTCAATCGTTTCCTTGTTGGCTCCTACCGAGCCGTTTGCCTTTGTGGACATACTCTTTGTCTCCTTGAAAGCGGCTTTCAGAGCCGTAAGTTGATTTACAATGTTCATCTTCTTCACTTCTTCTACTTCGTTGATATCAAGCATTTCCTTGATTGTTTCAAGTTCTGCCTTGAGCGTTTCGTAGTCGTCTTCTGCAATTGCTTCTTCAGCAGGTGTCTCTGGTTCCGTTTCTGGTTCCGTTTCTGGTATCAATTCTGCTGCAACTGCGAGAAGTTCATTTGCAAGTTCAATGAGGTCTTCTGGGCCAATTTCAGGGACCGTTTCCTCATTGACTACTGGTTCAGCCTTCATTTTGGCCATTGTTTGTTCCTCACTAATTTGAAAATGTTTGTTGACTCCGGCGTTCAAGTCTGCTGGGATTGAAACGAGACTTGCTTCAAATGGTCGCCACTTCGTTGCTCGGACCACGGGAATGCCATCTTCGGCCTCGCCGACATCCGCATATTCCCAGACTTCGTATCCAACGGAAATGCGCTTGCGAATGCCTCGCTTGATATCCTCAAGAATGTCCTGTGCAAATTGGCTAGAACTAAAACGAACATCTGCACGAAGAACACCATTAATGGTGTCCAATTCAATGTTCTCAAGAACGCCAATCTGTGTATCAGTTCGGTGTTCAAAGAGAAATGGTGCTCCATCCTGAAGATATGTCATATCAACTTCGTCGGAACGGTGTCCTAATACTTCATATCCGACGCGATGACCATTCAATCGGTCACGAAGATACGGCGTCTCGGTGCTTATAGCAATGCGAATCACTTCTTCGTTGTCTGCTAACGCACGAACCTCAAGTTCCTTTACAGCAAAGTGACGAAATTTCTTCATATATGACTCCAAGTGTTCATATCTAAATATCACCGATTTTGTGGTAACTCACTATTTACTTCCAATTTTGCCGCAACTTCGGGTAATAAGACGCCATGTTCAGCAGCAAAGCGTTGTTCTTTCTGGATAGTGCGAATATTTTCTTCCCAGTTACCGCCCATTTCAGCAACAATTTGTTCACGGGTATAGAGCCCCTGAGCGATACCTTCCACATAGGCGCGCATTTCCTTGAGCGGGTCTGCGTGCTTGAAGCCACGGGGGCGGAACTCAACGTTGTAGTATTCTTCCGGCATTCCCGGCAAATCTAGGGCACCAGTAAGCAATGCAGCTTCCAACCATGCACGGTAGACCTTCTTGTGAAAGCGTTGCTTGTAGAAATTCTGCACCTGCTTCCAGTGGTCACGCTCAATAATGGAACCGTGGCGAACCGTGCTATAACTTTCCTGGCTACTATCACTAGTCAAACTTGCATAGCTGACCTGTAGACCAGCAGCAATTTGTTGAAGATAGGTCTTGACGGCAACATCGAATCCTTGGGTTGGATACTTCAAATCCAACGCCTGTAGTCGCTTGTTTGCTGGTAGTTCAAGAATATGTGAGTAGTTCAGATTGATGACAGGAGCGACTTCCTGATTGACCGTGGAAGTTGTTCCATCGCCGTTCTTCACGCTATTCACAGAGACATCTTCAAAATCAGGGGTATCGGCACCTTCACTGGTCATCACTAGTGGGGCGGCGGCGGCGACCTGACACGCCAAGAGATGGGCATCTAGATACTCGTGCAGACGAGCCATTGTCTTGATAGCCGGCTGTAGCCACGGCATTCCACGAACCAGGTTGCCGTAGTCATCGTCAAAGATATGGATGATTTCATCTGCCGGAACACGCTCACGAATGCGGTTCACATAGCCACTGGTTACAAGTTCATCGGCGTATCTGTTGTAGAGATGATACGCTACAGGCCGAACACCATCGTATTCCACGCCCATATAGATGAACTTTTCACCCTCAAGCTTGGCATTGTAGTTGATATCAAGCAACCCTGGGTCCAGTGGTTGTAGCGCAAAGCCGAACCGGTTTACCGACTTACCACGGACGATACGGAATAAAGCTTCGCCGTCACGACCGACTCCGCGAATACCGAGTTGTTCAAGTTCTTTGAAGCTGTAACGCCCATCAAAGCTCGCTTCTTCACACCACAGATTCCACGCATTAGTAATGCGGACATTGACTTCGTCTACTAATACGCCGTTCTGTGTGTATTGTGGGCTGATTTGCATACCCTGTTCACCGACCACATAGACGCTGAGAAGTTCAATATACTTTGCGGCGTAGCCGTCGATGCTGACAAGAAGACGACTAAGTTCTCGGGTCTTCTCTAGTGAGTA